AAAGCTGCGGCAGGAGCTATCTTTGATGTACCAACGACTAAGTTAGCTGCACCTGTGAAAATAGTCTCAATAACCTTTTCTACGGATGAGGAATCCTTAACCGCCCAGTTAGTCCCATCATAGGTAATATACAAAACTCCTGTATCATACTCATAAAATGTAGAACCTACTGGAGAATCTGTGGGTTTGGTATCTGTGGATAGGCCGATATGCCTATGTACGGAAAGGGCTAATTTAGTCATTTTATACCTCCTTTTTCGGTATTGACTTTATTTTTGGTTATAGGTTATCTAATCGCACCTTCTTTTAATTCTTTTCCTGTTGCCTCACGAGCCATTGAATAGACCATGCCTGCACACTCTTGTTGTGTCCTACCACCTTCCTTCATGCAACTGGCTATAGATTGTGATATGGCATCACGGATTGCTTGGACAGAACTTTCAGGTGTTAAACTCTCTGCTGGTAATGGCATTGTTTCCTCCTTTAATCATGTGTATCCCAGATTACCACTTCTACCGACTTCCTATCATGGTTATAATATCTTGTTGTCATTATTTTCTACTACTATTTTGGTTGATTATAAGCTCAACCGCTTAAAGCCTTTATTCGCTTAGGTTAGGCAAGCTATTAACCTACCTAACCTTGCATCAGTTTAGGCTACTATCGCCACATCCGTTATATCGAAAATTCTGCCTAAACACTTAGTACTGCCAAGTAGCACGGAACCATAAGTATCCATTCTCATGCCACCTGCGTTGTAATCTTCTAACCTGTCCCAAGTCCAGAGTTCGTAAAAATCTCCGAGATTCTCTGTACCACCAAAGGCATAGGTTAAGCCAGGCTCTTTTGCCATGACATTGCCATACTTGACACAGAATAGGGAATAGGTTCTGGTACCAGTTGTATACTTGCCTCTGGCATTACTTGTTGCTCCGGTGCCTGTCCCATCTGCCTCAGCTACCATATAGTCACTTCTGACCAATGGAATACCCATGAAATAAAGTATGGGTTTGCCAATATCATTAATACCTCTGGTAATTAGGGAATAATGGTTAGTCTCGTTACTGGACACGGCATAAGTAAACCCTCTCTCATCATAGGCGGCATCGAAACGCAGACCTATGCAAGGTGGAATAAGTATTTCATCCACACCATATCTCATCTCATCAATCTGGGTTCTGAGGTAAATGAGACTAAGGGCTCCTGTAGCCATATCCATATTCAACTTGTTGTTGGTGCCACTACCTGCCCAAGGTGCACCTCTCTCAGCTGCTAGGGCATGATACCCGTCAAACTGTGTTGGAGTACCTCCATAGGTAGTATCACCATAGATAATGCGATCACCGGCTTTTCTCTTGGTACCTTTTTCCATCTCCAGTAATGTCTGGGCTTGGTAGTTATTATAGGTACCATAAATCTTCTCAACATATTTGTCCAGCTTCCTCTGTATATACATATACCTAAGAGTGGACTCAACTTCGGTGTAGGTTACGTCCTCACCCCAAACGAGTTGATCTCCGATATTCGCCTCAGTGACGGCATCCTCAGTACCTGTTGACTCTCTAAGCCATTCTATTTTCAAACCTGTCCCGGCTGCTTGAGCTACAGGCATACGTTCAAGAGGATTATTTCTTTTTATATCCTCTTCAAATACGCCAGGGATTTTTGTGGATTGTGTTAATTTTTGGGCTTCAGCCAAAGTTGACCAATGCCCACCTGAACTGGCCATATCCTTCCTCCTTTAACTAACTTTAATTTGTCTACTACCAATTCGATGGCCTCTCTCCTCATTCTCCTCAAGTATCCTCTTTGCACGATCAAGAGGAGTTTCAGGAGCACTTACACCACCTTGTTTACCATTATCGTAATTAGCAGGTCTAGGCTTTAATTCCCTACCAAAAACTTTGGCGGCTTCTTCCAAATTTCTGAGTTGGTTAAGGTCTTTTTCCTTCAATGATTCTTCTGAGGCACCTGCACCAATAAGTGCCTGCCTCATACGCTCCGACAATTCTTTTTCATAGCCGATAAGCTTCTCCTTGTGGGAGCCCAATTCTATTTCCAACTCACCCACCCTTGACTTATGGGTGTCATAATCCTTGTACTGCTCTGCTAATTGCTCTTTAGCAGCCTGAACTTGTAAGAACTGTTGGTGGGACTCCTCATGGAGTCTATTTGCCTCAGCAAGTTTAGTGTTGAAGGTTGTCTCCTTCGTACCCCACTCTTGCTCCAACTTTTCCTTCGAGCCCTTAACAGCCAATAGATCACTTTCTTTTACAAAGCGGACTGGTTTACCATCTACAGGAATGGCTACAGAGCCATCTTGATTGAAAGTTAATCCAGTTCCCTCTGTTGCAGTGGTTCCATCTGACTGTCCCGTCA